TTTATTTCCTCGGAGACCTCTGTGTACTCGTAACCAATCGCCCGTTTGTACAGGGTGTTCTCAACGGCTATGTCAGCAATAGCCTTGTTCTGTTTTAGGGCATCAGAAAAAAAAGACTGAGCTTTCTTGTGAACCCTGAACGTCTCATAAGAAATACTAAGTGCTTTTGACATTTCTTTTTCGGTATGGCCGTCTTTGGCCCATGCAGCAATTTCTTTAAGCCTTGGTTTTATGTTACTCTCCCATGCTTGCATCAACAACGTTCACCACAACCCCCGCCGTCTGCTCGCTCATGGGTTTATCAGAAACGTTTTTTATCGTTCCATCCTCATACTGCATGAAAAATTGCAATGATGGAACTTGCCCCATTTCGGCGGTCTCCGGCTGCAGTAATCCCAGGTGCTTCGCCAGCGAGTCCAGACTTTTTAATTTATCATGCAGTTTGATCTTTGTGGATCCATCGGCGGTTCGCTCAAAGTCTTTAATTGCGGCTGAATCGTCTTTACTCAAATCGTGGATAGATTTCGTTTTGCCGCCAGGATCAATGAAGCTCCGAACGTCAGCAAATGCAATCTTCGCATATTCAGCAATGACTTTATCGGCTGTGACTTTTGTTCGCTCGGACTGTATTTTTATAGCCTGTTCTATAACCTTTGCAATAACAGGTTTTGTGAGGTTTTCGAATCCTATGCGTTGAGCCGTCTTTTCCGAGTATCCCGCCCGGATAGCGGCTTGTGTTGCATTACGATCTACCAGATACTCAGCGGTGAAAGCAGATTGCTTTGGGGTTAACTTTTGTTCTTCCATAGTAGCACCTTCAAAATTCTATTAAGATGTTGTCCCGCCATTTTTCGCGGCCAGGATAGCCCGACACCATGAACTAATCAAAGTGCCGGGCTCATGGTTTAATGAAGCCCTTCTTTCAAAACCTTGTTTGCTGCAATCACAGCCGTTGCAATCGGATCTTTGCCTAGAGTGCAAGTGGGCTCTTCATCAGGGCGGGCGGGCCGGACTGTAAAGTTTAATCCGCCAGCAACCACCGTTTGTGGCTTTCCATCGCGCCCAACCTTTAAAATTATGTCTGCAATTGCCAATGTTGGTACCTCTCGGAGAGCTTCTTCAAAATTTATTTCCATCTCCGTCACCTCTGTAGATGTTTGTTTTTAGAAATTCTTATTTGATTTTAATATCCGATCTAGAAATTTCAATCCTGTTTCTCGGTGGCAAAATTGAAAAATCTGCCTGGGAAATTTCACATGCGCCGCTCTCGATGCGATGCAAAATCTCGTCTTGCCTCATTTTCAATTCGTTTCTCTCCTGCCGATTTCTTGAAGCATCTTGCTCTGCTGTCGTTCTCATAATCCTTCCTTTTGGCCCGTAGGCGTTAAGTTGTTGGCAACAACGTTGCCGGTTATAAACTATCAATTTTTAGTTGCCGGCAATCAGCCAGGATCTCACGTCATGGCCTGCCTGGTACATCGCGCCGGGATCTTTTTCAGGTGGGGTTAACCTCACCGCCGTAGGGTATTGTTTCACCCACCAGGCCGCCGCCTTTTCTCCTGCTTCATCGTTATCTAAAGCAATCATCAATCGCTTGCCCTTAAAGAGCTCATGTAGTCTAGCCGGGGGTTTCGTTTGGGCCGTAGTCATCGCCACAACTCCAATGCCTTCCGGTGCTACCTGCTGGCATAAGAGGCCGTCAAGCTCAGACTCAACTATTAAGATTGTCTGCTGGTCAATGCCCCAACCAACGGGGCCAGAATAGCCGCCAGAAACGATTACATATCGCGGGCCATCCCCTGGCTCTGGCCGTCGTATCCTCAACCGAACAACCGATCCATCAGAGGCCATGCAAGGTATCAATAGCCCTTGAGGTAGCCATAGTTTTTTCCCTGGTTCTAATCCCCATGATTGACGATCAAACCAGCAAGGCTTCGGTATTAAGCCTAACTTGGACGCCTCAATAGTTGCAGGGGTCAAGCCGCGCTCTTCCCTCAGCCATCGCAAGGTTTCAGGATCATGTTTTAGTAGCACTTGAGCCCGGTCGGTGATCCTGGCCGCCATCGTCTGCCATGTCAGCGGCGGATAATTAATCGGAGTAGGTCGCCACTTTGGCCGGTCAAGAAATATATTTGATGATTGCCTTCGGGGCTCAAGTGACAGGTGGTCGCGAGCTTGCCGATAAGTCATCCCTTGCAAGTCGATTAGTAGTTGGACGCCATCACCTGACAGGTCGCAACCTCTGCACCAATAACGGCCACTGTTGCCGTTGTTGGGCCAGACTCTAAACCTATCATCACCGCCGCACCAGGGGCAGGGGCCTGCCAGTTCGCCACCGTTAGTAGATGCCACAGGGCGTAAGTCAATGCCACCGAAAGCCGTCATCATAAACCCCTATCAAGAAGGAATTTATCAAAGCTGATTCGTACACCATCGGGAATACTTTTGATTTCGGCAATGATCTCTTTTTTGTTCATGCGAATAAATATCCGATCCGATTCCGTTAAAGGTGTTTTGTCTACCCTGTGGGCGGTAAATTCACCGAAAAATAAGAAGGCCTCAACACCTTGACGCCAGCACTTTTTTAGTTTGGGTGTACTGTACATATTAAAACACCTCAAAGTCGGAATTGGCAACTTTTGGGATTTCTTCGTTTTCTTGATTTTTACAAACGCTAAACGCTTTAAACGCTTTAGACGCTTGGTCTATTTCGGGTTTTGTGAGTGTTTTTTCTAATGGGTCGCAAGCATCACAAGCATCACAAGCGTTTGCGTTTAGGTTAAAATCGTTTTTCAGCCTTTCCAAGGTGCCAGGGCCAACCATCCATCCGCGCTTTGAAGTGTCGCTAGACTTCTGCAAATCCAACCTGCTTGAGCAAAACCGGCCAATACTTTTAGAGCTCGATTTAAATTTTTCCGGATACCCGGAATTGACTCGCTCTGTGATCTCGGAGGTTGCCAGGACTCCGCCATTGATCTCATCTTTCAAGTCAATTATTGCCTGGGCTATCCGTTTTTTAAGAGGTTGCTGTTCTGGTGCATCCATCCTGCCAACGACCATCTCCCAGGTTTTGACATTATGAGCGTAAACCCACCGCGCCAGGGTGATTGCTTTCTGCATAGTATCGGCTGTGACGGGGGTTAGCTCATTTGTTCCTGGTGTTGCGTGTTCAATGCAATGCAAGTTTAAGCACAACCTCAAGCAATGCTCCCGCGCCTTTGGTAGGGTTTCTCGTATCGCCGAAGGGTCAACATAAGGCTTTGCTGAAAGTTCGTTGTAATAGTCGATATAGAGTTCTTTGGCGGGGGCACTGACTTTGATTTTGCGGCCGTTGCACCAACCCTTTTCATCTTCCGGCATATCATAATCAAAAAATCGATTGATCAAGTTGTCCCAAAGAAAAGCGTCTTCCGCCGCCATCGTTTTTTCCGACCAGAAAGCGGGTTTAGTCTGTTCAGAGTGTATTGATATATACCGGCCAAGCGCTCCGGCCGCTGCATCCTGGTCAGAAAAACAATCGACCAAGACTTTTGGCTGAGTTCCCCCAAATCTTCCCAAACTTGGTTCGGGGACGTAAACCGGGGGGCCGGATTTGCGGTCAACCTGCATTGCCCGCCGGTCGTAAATTTCAAGATGCTTTGACCGGTCTGATCCTTTGGCACCATGATACTTATCCTCATCGCCAATAAACCCGCTGGCTTCGTCTCGATATTCTAAGATCCCGCCGGGGTTCGCTTCCAAGATAGAAGCCTTCTGCTCAATAGTGACGTCACCAACCTTGATCTGCAGCCGTGCTGGTTCTTTCAGGGGTTCATCGCCTTTTTTACGGTTCGCAAGGTCTGACTCATATTCAGCTAACTTGAGCCTATAGTCATCTAAGAGCCGCCGCTCGATTGCTTCTATCGGCCGCATGAGCCAGTTTATAACGGGCGATTTACTTTCGCCGGTGAGAGCTACCACCAGCCAGTATAGCGCGGCGTGGACATCCCAATCAGCTTTGATTAGAAGCAGACGGCGGCGGCCGATCAACCCGCCACTAATTGCCAGTATCGCGCTCATTACGATCTCGACCGTGGTGCCAAACGTCTCGACTGCTCGGGTGATTAGCTCTTGGATTTCAGCCGGGAAAACCTCAATCGGGGCCGGGGGTAAGTGGTAAGTGCTTGAAGGGCTTGGAACGCTTTCCGCCAGCTCGCTTTCCGCTGGTGGCCAGGCTGTAAGTTGCTTTTTTATATTTTTGTCCGTCATTCAATACCTCACTTGACAAAACCCAACAAAGCGGGTATTGTCAGTACAGTTAGTTCCTTTCTTGAAGCCCGGTCGCCGCCCGCCGCCGGGTTTTTCTGTTTCCGGCTCATGCCACCTGCAATCGTTCGCAAACCCAGAAAGCATACTCTTCCGTAACGAACCCTGATCTCCGGCCTAACTTGATTCTTTTCGGGGCCTGGCCAAGCGATATAAGATTAAAAATGGTCTTCACCTTCATCAAATCGCCTGTCAGTTGTGCCGCCCGCTCAATCGAAATAACGGGGGCACCTGCAGCTTTAATAAACGCATCGGGTGTTATCACAGGATAGAAATCTTGAATCGGGGTGGTGTTTTTCGGGGTGGTGTTTTTCGGGGATTTTTCAGTCATGGGGAAGCCTCTTTTTTTAGTAGCCGACTGTATTGTCGGGAACTACTGAAAAGAAACTTAGCTTGAAAGGAAGTGTAAGTCGTGCAATCTCAGAAATTAGAGATTGCCAAAACTCGCTTTTAACTGGTGGGTAGGTTTTTTTATTTTAAGGTCAGAATTTTGGATATATTCAGGGAAGGTTGCACGGAACTCTTGCGGGGAAGGGAGGGACGCATGGGAAATAAAGAAACAGTTTTCCCAGTACTCTGCATACTTGGCAGCTATTGTTTTTAACTGTCTTTCAGCTTGAGGGGTTCGCTCTTTGGCGCTGGTTTGTGGTAATTCAGGGGTGATACTGTTGATATTATTTTTGAAATAAAACCCAGACTCCCCTTTTGCCTGTACCGGCCCGACTGCCTGATCTTGGCTAAGTCTGAATAGTTTCTTGAGAAGAAAAAAATCTTGAGAGATTAGCTTGTCCCTTCGCTCATAAGCAATATCTTTAATTCGTTTGTTTCCTGAGACACCGAACAGTTCATTCAATGTATATGATAGAGCGCTGTTTTTTGATTCGCGGAACTTGTCAAAAATCCCAGCTATCCATTCGAGTGTTTCAGTTTCGGGTGAGGTGCCTCGCTCGACTGACCAAGAGAATAAAGCCATCGCTCTATGTGGATCTTCCTCAGGAGTGCAATTGAGTTGGAAGAGATTAAGGCCGGGGCGCTTTTTTGAGCTAACACAACCAAGTTCACCACTCTGATCAAGCGGGTTTTGGTCAGGAGGCACATTCCTCAAAATGTAGCAGTTACCTATTTTTTCACGTTTTGTGGGGCCAGTACCAAGATAGACTTCAACCCTTGATTGCAGTACGCCGTCAACATGCCATTCTTCGAACTGATGGCCTTCACCGGTGCCGTTCTTTATAGCTATGTTGTATGTTGGTGCTGTTTTCATTTTCAAGCTCCTATAACTTTTCATCCTATTTGGAAATCCCGGCCAGCCGCTTTAGGATTAGCGGTTTTCGATCCGTCGATCTAGGCCGGGGTGGTGGTGCCTATCGTCTCTTTTGTTGTGTTTCATAATTGAACAATTTCGAGTTTAAATTCGGGGGTACATTGCCAGAATAGTTTATTGTCATGTTTAATCATGTAATCGTTAAGTTTACCATTATATTTTATTTCATTTAAAACGTTAAAACTTTCTCTTAAATTTACAGGATATAATGTTGGGTTGTAGCTCTTGATAATGTCGTATACTTTGATATTTTTTGCTGCTTTTTTTATAGTTTTCATTTTACTTGCGCCTCCTTGCTGTTGATCTCGATAACATCGGCTTGAGTGCCGTCAATCGCTCGCTGTACCGCTTCGCCCCATGCAAGAAGAGCCCGTTTAATCTCTGGTGTTCGGCTGTAGAGGTCATAGACGCGCCGGGTTATACCTTGCTGCTTGTGGTTTAAAATATCGTCGACAATGGCCCCATGTCCTAATCGGGCAAGACCTGTTGCGGCGGATCTTCGCAGGTCGTGTGCTGTAAAGTATTTAACACCTTGTTCCTGCATAAGGGGTTGTAGCCTCCGCACCTTTGATACTAATGTATCTTTACGAATAAAGCTTGAGGGGTCGCCTGGTTTGTCTGCTTTTGTCTTGGCCGGGAAAATATAATTGTCCAGGCCCATGTCGTCAATCCGGCTTTTTATTATCTGTGCCGCCATATCGTTTAGGTATACCCGTGTCGGCTCTTCGTTCTTGGTATCATCGGACTCAAGTTCAAACCATAGACCGTCAACGTCTTCTTTGAGCTGCGATAGACGCATCCCGCGCACCTCACCAGGCCTTTGAGCTGTTAAGGTTATCAGTCGCAGGATGTCGCTTGCATCGCGGTCATTGTGGCCGTCAACTGCATTGAACATGATTACCAGTTCATCTATACTGAGGACACGAGCCCTTGGTGTCTCTTTGCCGGGACGCACTATCCCTGTAGCCGGATTAAACTCAATCACGCCAACGCTTACCCCATAGGCGAGCATCGCCTTAATTCCAGCAAGTGTTCTGTTCGCCATAACCGGAGCACTATCGCTTAACTTCTCAATCAGGTTAACAATCTGTTTACGCTGGATGTCGGCAACCTTACGTTTGCCCCATGCAGGAATAAAATACTTTTGGATCTGTCTTTCATATTCTTTTGCTGTTGTCGGAGCCACCTTCTTAACATGGTTCTTGATGAAGCGTTCAGCAAAATCTTTAAAGAGCGGGTTGTCTTCACCCTTCTGCTCTTTCAACTCTTTTTCTCTCAGGGGATCGATTTCGTTTTTTACCTGATCGACTAAGGTGGCGTATTCGGCAAGAAGATTCTGCATGGTTCTTGCCGGGTAGCTTCCTATTTTGATTTCCCGTCTCACGGCTCTAAGCTGATACCGGAATTGAAAAGTAATATTGCCGGTCACGCCGACAAGGAGGTAGAGGCCGGGTAGATTGTCAATATAAACCCTGTAGCGTTTTTTTTCTGGCTTAAATGACTTTAGTTTTTTGTCGGTTAGTTTGGGTTCCTTCATAATTAACCCTCTCTGGCTGTCTGAGAAGTGGCGTACAAAATCCGTGTACGCCACTTTGTACGCCACTTTTTCCGTGAAGCGTGGTTTTTTGCAGGGAATCGCTAGGAAGAGTTGTAGCAGATAAGGCCTTGATATGTCAAGTGGTTTATGGCTGTTTAGGGAGGTGTCAGGAATCTTAGGGAAAAGGGCTTAAGCTTGTCTGGCAGACAAGAGGTCGACGGTTCGATCCCGTTCAGCTCCACCAAAAAATGGAAAAGCAGGTGTCCGCGTTAAACTGCAGATACCTGCTTTTTGTTTTGGAACTTTGT